CAGCCAACGCGGTCGCGGCTGTGAGCTGCTCGGAGAACTCCTGGGTGATCTCAACACGAACAGCGTTGATGCGCTCCTCCACCTCAGCCATCGTGATCGTAGCCTGCTCGGTCATCTGCGTTTGCTCCTCCTTCTTCGTGCAGTCAGGGCAGAGCGTCCCCTCCCCCTCGAACTGCTTGTCACAGTTCTTGCAAGTGCTCATCGCAAACCTGAGCTCCTCTTCGTTACCGATGACGTCAGCCCCGGTCTCGCTTGCCACGAGGGCTCGGAGGGCCCGGTCTTTGAAGAAAGGTCGTGTCGTCAGAGCACCTCCTGCAATCACGTTCGCGTGAACCTGCTCGGAAGCGGGATCCCGCCACGATCGGAACCATTCAGGGGAGACGTAGCGAAACCGCCCGTCGTTGACGAGCTTGAGCCCTCGTGCAGTCCAATCGACGAGGGCGTCGCCAGAGCCGTCCTCATTCAGCCGCATATCCCGAATCCACGCCATCGCCCCGCTGAGCTTAGTCTCATGCTCAGCGTCGAGAGGGATATGCTCCTGATACACGCGATTCTTGACTGATGCGACTAGCTCGGCATTCTGACTGGGAGTAACATCGACCATGCCGTACTTCGGGTGTTCGTACTTCCCCGGCTTCGGCAGAAACGGGATCCACTCCTGCTCGCTATATACGGTACCCGAGAGATCGACGAAGAACGGGTCACCTCGTTCAACAGGGAACACAGTCATGACAGGACTCCCGTTGGCGAAGAGGGGGACGATCCCGAGTACAACGCGACCCCTATCTGACCGACTCCTCGGTCGCTTGTGCCCTCGATCTCTCCCTCAAGAGGTCGGGCGGGATCTGACAGTGCCCATAGAAAGGCTAAGGGACCAAACGTTAGACAATCAAGGGCTTTGCCATCGTTGAGAAGCTCAGTCGAAGACGAGACCCATCGCACACCGACATCGGGGGTGAGCTGGCGGTGTCGTAACATACAGAGAACCGACGCGATACACGCCTGTGAGCGTTGCGGTCTTCCCCCTAAGCAACTGGCATCGATCACACAGTTTGTCATCTGGCGTGATGATCCACAGACGTCGTGTTCGACCCGCAGGGAGGAGCCCTTGACTGAACGCGGTCTGCCACAAACGAAGCTGACCGATGTTCGCAGCTCGAATCGTCTCGGTCCGAGTAATCGTCTCTGCTCTGTAGCGTAGCAGCTTGTTGCGATACCGCTCCGTCAGAACCTCCCGACGAGCATCGCTCACAGTCAGGTTTCGCGAGTACCGAGCAATCGCATCGAGATACTCGGGCGTGAGGCCAATCGCTCTCTTGATCTGAGCAGCCGTATCGTACGGAGTCACTCCCAGCCTGAAGGATGTCTCCATCAGCTGACGAACTGCTGCGATCTCTTGCGACGTAAGCGTAGTGAGAATCCGCTGGAACTCTGGGCTACTCAGATACTCCTCGGACCTGAGCAAACGCAACTGAAACTCGAGAGATGTCTCGACAGGGTCCGCAAACTGAGCAGCGAGCGTTGCAGGCATCGAGTCGATCGCTGTCTTCTTAGCAAGCGAGCCAAGGTGCGTGACATAGATCATCGTGAGCTGCTCACGAATGTCGTCCCACGGAACAGTCTCAGCACGGAGACCGTCTCTCTCGAGACGAAGAGCTAGCTCGGTCGGGCTGATCTGTCTGCTAGCGTTCTCCCAGAGAGACAGCCAGTCTTGCTCGAACAACGGCCGAGCTTGATCGGCGTTTCGCTGAACGAGGCTATACGCAGAACGATGGGTCACTGCCGAACGTCGAATCGGACGAATCAGCAACGACCCCGCTTTCATTGACGACGTCCCGGGACAATGAAGCCTGGGATGTTCGACATCGGTCGAGCTTCTTCGAACGACCCCTTTGTCAGAATGACGAGCTCCTCGCGACATATCGGACAGATGAGTCGCTGAACGTCCTTCCGGTCGACAAGCGAGTTGACGATGCCATACTCGCTAAAGTCGTCTTCGATGTGACATCGATGTTGAATGAGATACGGCATCAGCCGTCTTCCGGGATGGGAATGTCGTCAGATGCGACGTCAAACGGGAGTTCGAGCCCAGCTTCCTCGTGAGAGTCGTACCACTTCACGACAGCGTCACGATACGCAAGCTCTATCGGCCCGTACGAGAGAGTACTCTCGTCGGGGGAGATCCCGGCGATGATGTCCATCGGGACTCGTTCAATCGCTTCGGCAGACAACCCGAGAAACGGGTCTCGAGCGTCAAGTACCGCGAGAGCCTGGTCCGGGTCAACGATTAGAATCGGGTCTGTCATATCTCCCTACTCCCACGGCTCACTCCCTCCAGTCACGAAGTTGTCCCAAGCTACGGGGTCGGACACGTGAATCTTCCCTCCTACTGCTCGCGCAATGAGCGTAGGGGGAGAACCGAACTTCCCAGCCGTGCTCCACAGATTGAGCTCGTCGAACGTCCCTTTCTTCGCAGCACCGATCCACGTTCGAGAAACTACGAGGTGATTAGCAACGGTCGTCGGGTGAGGGATGTCACGTCGAGATGCTCCAGCTTTCTGAGCACGACCGTCGACCCGACGGGTTGCTTCAGCCCAGCTGCCAGGCGTAGCGTAGTTCCCGACGACTCTGACGGCACCGTACCTCTCGCGAAACTGTCGCACCTTTCGATCGAGGTTGTCCGCCCCCGAATCCCCCGACGTATCGTAGATAGTGTCTTTGCCAGCCAGAAGAGACTGCGCAACTCCTCGCTTGGAGAGATACGACGACTCTTCATGAACGTAGCTAGCAGCCGTCTTGTCCCCCTTCGTCACTCGCTCGTGAAACTCCGGGATCGCATCCTTGATCTTGTCAGGATCCACTCGAGTAGCGTGACCAGCCTTCGGGAAACCGACGACTTCCGGGAAGTTGTCGAGAAGGGTGCTCTTGCCCGAGCCGTAGCCACCACCCGTCATGAAGAGCGTTGGGCCCGCAGGGTTGATGTCAGCAGGCTGAGAAGCGAGACTCTCGAGAACGGGATTGTGGACCGACGACACCCGATCTGAATCCCACGTTGCACCACCATCTCTCGAGAATCGATGCATCGTGTCATGAGTCGGAGTTCCTGCCCCCGACCCTGACGTGCTCAAGAAGCCCTTCGTTCCCTTCTGAACGTTGCCTGCCCAGAACTGCTGAGCATCATCGAAAGGGGACGACTGGAAGTCTCGCCTCCTCTCTTCGAAGAACCGCTCCCACGACTGAACGTCAGTCTCAACCGCCGCTCGACGTTGGGTCGACTCCGACTGCTGCCCGGCCGTCGACCGCTGAGCCTGCTGACGAGCAGGAGTTCGCGGTGCCGGAGCGTTGCCCTCAACGGGAGGGGCGCCTTCGGGGGAAGTCGGAGGGAGGGCTTGCTGGGGCACGTCTTCCGCAAGCCCTCCTTCCGAGATGGGAAGCCCTGCGCTTTCGAACAGGTGCTTCTCGAGCGACGGGTTCGGGAACAGCATCGCCCCCGCAGCCGCCAACTTGCTAAGGAAGTCACCAAGCTTGCCTAGATCGGGCGACTCGATGTCTCCGTGTTGCAACGTCGGCATTAGCTTGAGGTCGAAACCGTTGAGCTTGAGCAGTCGAGGCAACTCCTGCGTCTGGATGGTCGTGCCGATGATATCGAGCCAAGAGCCTAGCGCAATCGCGAACAGAGCCGTCTTGTCTGAGCTCAGAGCGTACGAACCGACCTGTTCGTGACCGAGCAGAATGAAGTCAGCCATCACGGTCATCGCGATTCGCTGGTCGTACCGTGTGACGATCTTGTCAGTGTCGAACTGACGAGTGCCACCCGAGTTCAAGAGTTGGAGCTTGTACTGCTCCCGTCCCTGGTCATCATACGCAAGAGGCATGAGCAGGCCCTCTTGCTCATCTCGCCGAATGTTCGTGACGACCTTCTTCAACTCGGTCAGCAAGGCTTTGTCGTCATCCGTCGCAGAAGCAGAGAGGAGACGTGCCGGGACCCACATCACGGGAAGACCCGCAAGATCTCGTTCGACGCCGATCCCCTCAATCGTCTCGATGTGCTTCTTGAAGTACCACGGTCTGTAAGCGTTGCGAAGCACAGACACCCCCTCAGGGTTGTCCTTTCGCGCCTTCGTCCGGAAGTGGAGCGACTTCGCCTTCGGGATCTTCGCTACCTTGTAAGAAGGTGGTGCCAGCTGAGTCATCGCAACGAGCTCCTGCCCGTCGTACTCCCAACCGTTGAGCGTCTCTTGAGCCCGAATCGCCCACTTCCTCCAGCCGATCTTGCCGTCGCTGTAGAGACTGTCCTTGCCGTCTCTCATCTTGTAGACGACTTCGAACCAGCTCCAGCCGTACTGGAGCATACTCAAGATCTCGCTGACGGTCTCCGCCCACGTCGGTTGAAGATCGTTGATGCACTCCTGGACGAATGTCGCTGCCTCTGCAGCTTCGTCGGTGTCATCTGCGGGAACGCACTGCCACGGCACTTGCCGGAGGAGCATCTCGATCCCGAACATGATGCCACCAACGACGGGATCCTGTTCGGCCATCTCGCGAAAGATACGACGACCTCGCTCACCAGCGAGTTCGGGCAGGTCCTCCTCGTAGATCCACCCTCCGTAGATGTTGAGCCCAGTCGCTCCAATCTCTCGGAGCGTCTCGGCCGATCGAGCAGACGGCATTCAAGTCGCTCCTTCAGTCAGACGTCACGATAGAACGCCATGTCGACTCCTTCTCGAGCGACACTGGCAAGAAGTTGGTAACATCGCGATACGGGGTATCGCCTCCGAACAACATGACGACGGTATCTCCAGCGTCAGGACTTCGACCCAGTCGTTTGCGAATCTCGTCCTTCTCCTCGATCTTGATCTTCCCCGTCGATGTATCGATCCACTTGGGAGCGACTAGATCGCCAAGCAACTCATCGTTTGGGGGTAGAGCGACTTCCGAACCGAACGACGGATCGAGAAGGTCTCGCAAGTTCCACCACGCCCATGCTCGTCGATTGATGAACTCGAGTTCGTTCGTACGGTCACGTTTCTTCGTGCCCTCCGACCCGTTGAAGGCATCGACAGCGTAGCCCTGCTCTCGTAGACGATCGACTACTCCCGTACCGACTCCGATCACATCGACGACGGCGTAAGCGTCCGAGTCACGAATAGCTCCAACGATCGCCCCCGTCGTAGTCATCGTCGAATGCTTTGCTATCTTCGAGAGTCGACTGACAACGAGGTTACGTCGAATTCCGAGCCACGACTCGTCCGGACCTGTGCTCGAGATGTCGCTAGCAGCACACGAGATCGGGTTGGCTTCGAGCTTGCCCTTCTCTTTCAGCTCCTCCCAGCGCATGTTAGCGTTCTCGACCCACTCGAGAGGGATGATGCCTTCTTGGTCACGGGTGCTGAACTCTCCGAGAACACGATTCTGGTAGATCGACGAGTACTCACCCCACTGCTGTCTGCGCTGTTCTGCCCACTTCGGCGAGATGCGTCCAGCTTTGATGGCATCGTCTAGCGAGACGTGTCGAACCCACCAGTCTTCGTACCCGGGCTTCTTGGCTTGGATGTCGAAGAAGCGTCCTTGGGGTCGACCGGGGGTGGAGATGGCAAGAGCGAAAGCTTCTCCCGTGGACATCGCCCCCTCGATCGCATCCCAGGTGCCCGGGATGACCGACTTGCCTTCGTCGACGATGTACAAGATGTGGTCAGCATGCGCACCTTCGATGTTCGCGGGGTCGTCCGAAGCAACTGCAAAGGCTTGCCCGAACCGTAGCTTGAGCTCGAGAGTAAGAAGCTCGAAGCGTGAGAAGTCCCTCGTCGTTATCCGTCCAGCCCACTTCCTGATCTCGGGCCACAGATAGTGCGAGAGCTGCCGCCAAGCTCCCGCAGTCGTAACGACCTTCCAGTCGACTCCTGCTCGATCCCGAGTGTCCGCGAACCACAGAACAGCGATTGCTGCTAGAGCCGACTTGCCCAGACCGTGAGGCCCACGAACGCAAGCTCGTCGACGACGAGCGAGCTGGGTTAGGATGTCGAGCTGGTACCCGCTGCCATACCACGACGGGATACTCGTCTTCACCCACGTAACCGGGTCCAACCAGTACGGGTCGGGCGTTGGGTCGAGAATCTCCGCAGCCTGCGCCCAGACGGACGGAGGCTCAGCCCTCGTCACGGGAGGTACCGCAAGAGCGTTGGCGAGAGCACTTCGAAGGCTCCACCCCTCGGGAAGAGCACTTCGTCCCAGTCGACTACGGGCGCATCAGGCCGATGCTTCTCGACGAGCGCACCGATCGCCAGAACCCTCGATCCCGCGGGCACTTGCACTCGAATGACCTTCGCATCAGCGTACTCCTTGGCTCCCTCACGGGAAGCCGAAGTCGATAGAAACCCATCGACAACGATCGTCCCCCCGACACGATCTGCGATACTCGCGGCTTCAGCTACTCCGACTCCCCGATACACAACCAAGTCGTCAGCGGTTAGAGGCGTTCTCCCAAGAAGATCATCGAGGGCCTTGCCTGTCGGATCGTTACCCATCCCCCGACGATACCCCTCGTTCACCATCCCACCAGACTCGAGATAGTGAACGGCTCGAGACAGCTCCTCCTTCGTCGGCTCTTCGGGAAGCCCAAGAACGTCGGTGTTGACTGGCTTCGGTTGGAACCCCTTCTTCCCTTGCGTGTTGTTGTGAGCCCACTCCTTGAACGTCTGATCGTCCCACGGTCCCCAGTTGCCCGTTCGAAGGATGGTCTCCATCAACTGCTGAGAGCTGTAGCGTATGCGAGGTACCGGGTGGAAGAAGCCCTTGAACGCCGCTCCGGGCCACACTCGATTCGTCGCAGGTTCCCACACGTCCCCACCCGGTAGCTCAGCCCAGGCGTGAGCAAGCGGTGGGTTGCCCATTCCTTGAATCGTGCCGTGAACGAGGGTCGCTTTGGGGTTCTCGAAGGCGACGTAGCGTCCAGAGAGCTCGTAGCATCGTCCGAGTCTTCCCTCGAACGAGTCTTCGCCCGTCTTCTGAAAGCCCTTCTTGCCAGGTGTGTTGTTTCTCGCCCAGTCCTTGAAGTCAAACTTCCCGTCCCCCAGCTCTCCCTGAGCGTCTAGGATGCTTTCTGACGCGGGGACCCGAAGGTCTTCGACGGAGATCGCCCGATCTTCGGGACCCTCACGGTCGGAGACGTCGACCTCGACTTGTCCGATCTTCCAGATGAATCGTTGAGCCCGATCAGCGGTAATCACGGTTCTACTGTAGCATCTAGCCAGATCGCCCCGTCCTCATCGACAGAGCGTCGAGTGATTCGAATCGCTGTCCCTCGAGGGAGAAGGACTTCTTGCTCGTCTTCGAAGTCATTCCGATAGCGTCGTGGCGGGAGCAACGGCGTCAGGTAAGCAGCATACTGCCCAGGCCGGAGAGAGATACGAATGATCGCGCCCGACCCATATCCCGCGAACTGGATGGCAGCGTCGCGACTGAGGGTCGTCGAGACGAACGACTTGTCATGAACGACGTCCCCTACTTGCAAGTCGGCGTATTCGCCTTCTACTCCCCGCATCACAACGGTCTTGTTCTTGACGAACGACCGTGAGATCGCCGAGTCCATCAAGCCAACTCGCTTGTCGAGCTCGGGATCCGAAGCTCCAGTTCGAAGATGATTCGAGAGCGTGAAGCCGCTGTGCTCTACCCAGTCGGTGAGGGCAAGACGCTCGTCGTTCGAAAGACTCTGTTCCCACTCCTTCGACTCCAGCGGGAAGATCCGGGGGTTGTCGTAGTATCCCCCCGTCGTCGAAGGTCCTGCTTTCGGCTGGAAGCCTTTCTTCCCTGTCGTATTGTTGTGAGCCCACTCTTTGAAGGCTGCCGAAGCGTTGGCGAGACCCGTTTCGATCAAGCTTCGGGCCATCAGCGGGGGAACTCTCATCGTCCCGCCGGTCACGAAGACGACCTCGACAAGATCGGGGGAGTCGAGTCTGTCGATCGGAGCGTCGATCATGGCATCGGTCCAGACGGCTGCCCGACTGAGATGGTCAGGGGGTTAGCACTCGTCATAGTGCCAACTCCGATGTATCGGTCGAAGCCGCCAAGGTAGGGTTTCGAGAGAGGAGGTCGCGGGCCAGTCGTCCTCGGACTCGTCGGACGAACTTCGAGCGTTAGCCCGAAGGGCTTGATGTAGCGATGAATCTCCCGGGCCCAGATGCTGTTCGCGAGATTCTTCACATCGATGGGACCTCGGAGTTTCGAGTAGCCGGGGTCGAGTCGCAACAAGATCCCGAACATCGAGTATGACTTGCTGAGCTTCGTCTGGATCGTATTCGCTACTTCTCGCCGCAACGGCCAGGGAGCGTCCCGAAGCCCTTTCGGAATGCGAATCGTGTAGGTGAAGGCTTGGCTAATCGCCGTTATCGATGACGTCTGGTTGTGGATCGCTGCGACGATGTCCCCATCCGAAAGAGGCCCAAGACCCGAGTCCGGATGAGTATGTACGAGCTCTGCATCTCGACGAACATCGGACGAGATGTGCTCGAGCGAGATGTACCCTGTCTCGCCGATGAAAGTAGACTCGTTCACAACATTGTCATCTTCGTTCAGCTGAACGACGTTGCCATCACTTCCCACGAGGAACCCTCGTTCGGAAGCACTCGATCCGAAGAGGCCGCCGTTGATCGCATCACTGACGAGCTTCTCGTGCTCCGAGTCGAGAGAAGCATTGCGAACAGCGTCGGGACTAGCGGTCGACCTCGGCTGAAACCCTTTCTTGCCCGGCACGTTGTTGTGGGCCCACTCCTTGAACAGCTCAGTCGCCGTCTGAGCTGGCAGGAGCGTTGACCCGAGGTAGCGCCAGCCAGTCGCACGAGAGAGACGGCCTGTCGCCAGGCCTGGCCGCCAGTAGGCGTGGGCCTGCCCCCTAGTCGGGTCGAGAACGACGATCGACATCGCTGGCTTCACACCAATCGACTTAGCATA